TTTTAGCTAAAGGCGCATTGTTAGCTTCCATTCTATATTGTTTAGCTTTATCTTCTTCGTATTCGTTAAACCTTCTTAGCTCAGCTTTATATTGTAATTCTTTTAACTTATAATTTAGAATTCTTTCTGCTTTATCTATTGGGTCTACTTTCTTAACACCTTCTTGTAAAGCATATCTTGTATCAATTCCCCACTCCTCTAAAGTTTTCAATGCCTCTTCTTCAGTTTTAAATTTTAGTATATGGTTGTTATCATCTACTAATTGGTCTATTGGAAAATTTTCTTCCCAACTACATTTCTTTATCCAGTTACCAAACTTAAATCTATGATGTGATATCACATACATTTTTATCTCTCCTTCTATTATATTTCTTTTTGCTTTTGACAATCCTCTGCCTATATCTTGTGTCAAGTAAATTTTTTGCTACAAGATTTGGTATCTTATATATCTTTTTTATTTTTATCATAAGTGTCTATTAACATTATACCATAAATATTAATTATGTGCAACACTTCATATCTTAATCTCTTGTATATGTATGTCTAAATAATCTGCCATTAAATATCTTAACTCTGTATAACAATCATCACATAATAAAAGATTAGATGCTCTGTTCTCCATATCTTCTGGATATGCTTTATTTTTTTTACACCTATGACATTTAATTTTTTTACTCATCTTTATCCTCCAATAATTTTCTACCTTTTACTAAAGCTCTTTTCTCTGCAAAGGATATTACTTTCTTTTCTCCTGATATTGCACCTATCTTTGGTACTTCAGGGCTATCCACGAGCTTTATATCCGGTTTAAACGATACTTCATCTCCAAAGAAGTAATCCTCTAGCTCGTGGAATCCTCCTATATGTAGAAAGATTTGTGGTACAGTAGTATGGCCGGCCTTTTTAAATCTTCTAACCTTCTCTGCAGTATCTAGTTCTCTCTCTTCGTATACCTCTCCCATATCATCTAGTATTGACTTGGCCTCTGCACAATAGGTACAGTTCTTTTGTGTGTATATAATATATTTAATCATCTTCTTCTCCATAATTATTTGGGCAACAATCTTCACAATAAATTTTAAAACCTTGTAAGTAACCTACAAAGGCATTCGTTTTTTCTCCACAGTTATCACATTCTCTGTCATAAATTGTGTCATCATAATTG